TTCTGATTGCGAACCGGTTCCTTTAAGCAAAATACAAACTGCTATAAAAAATCTTATCGCCGATATTCAAAAAATAAGAAAATCTGCTTCCGATTGGAAAACAAAGGTATCTACTAAAATTAACAACATTGAAACGCAAATTAAAAAGAAAATTGATGATGCCGCTGGATATATTACTGGGGGTATTAAATGGTTAATTACGGAGGTTAAAAAATATATAACAAACAAAGTAAATGATACTTTAAAAGACACTTACTATGCGATTTTTCCAAATCAGCGTCCTAAGTTAAAGGAGGCTGTTGAAAAATCTAATGATCTTATTGCTTGTTTGTTTAGAAAGATAATTAGCAACCTACTAAAAATGGTAGGTAAATTCTTATTGGAAGCCGCAGATAAATTTATCAACACTCCTCTTTGTGCTGTTGAGAATTTTGTTGGAGCATTGGTTGGAAAATTAACAAACCTTATAACATCAGCATTAGATGCAATCTTAGCTCCAATCAAAGCAATACTCGGAGTATTTGATCTAGCAGATGGAATCTTAAGTTTTGTAATTGATCTATTGAGTTTCTTATCTTGCGACGAAAAACCAAAATGCGCAGAAATTAAAGAGTGGAGTATTTGGGATGGTCCATCAAATCTCCCTTCTATAGACTTAAGTTCTTTAGTTGGAAAAGTTACATCGTTTGCCAATTCAGCTAAGGAAAGTATTAATCCAGATAATTTTGATTTTGATTTAGATTTTAGTGATGTTTTTCAAGATACATGTAATGTTGGGGCACTGTTTTGCGGACCTCCGAACGTTGAATTTTTTGGAGGTGGTGGATCTGGAGCTGCTGGAAATGCAATTATTGGAGCTGCCGGAAATATTTTAGGAGTGGATATTATTGCTCCAGGTTCTGGATATACTGAAAGTCCATTTGTAAATTTCGTAGACCCATGCGGAAAAGGAAGGGGCGCTGTAGGAAGAGTTAGAATTAATTCTAGAGGTGAAGTTGATGATGTTGTTATGGAAGAATCTGGATATGGATACTTAACAGGTCCTGATGGAAGTCGTGGAGGAGATGGAAGAGTTTTTGCTGAGCCGGGAGATACTATTGTAAAACGATCAGACGGTAAATATGACTTGCCATATTCCGCAGGAGATATTATAAATCTACTTCCTGGAGATGAAGTACAATCTTGTTCAAGAGCTTCGTATACTGTATTAGAAGCTGGAACTATTATAGCTCCTTATTGCGCTGATACAATTCCGGCAGTTTCGGACACGGATCTCCCATTAAATGATGAAGGAAAATATCCAGTTGTACTTGAAATAAAAGACATATATATTTCTGATCCTGGATTTAATTATGATAAAAATGATATTGTTGTAGTTTCGGAAGGAGATGTTGATTTGACAATAGATGTTGATGATGTCGGATCTGTGACGAAGGTAACTGTAAATAGACCAGGAATTGGTTTTAAAAATATTCCAACAATATTCATTGAGTCTGATACTGGATATAATGCTAAATTAATACCAGTATTTAATGTTAAGAGAATTGGATCTCCAATACAAGAAGAAATTGATAAGTCCTTGTCAGCGGACTATATCACTGTAGTAGATTGCGTAGGAAAGTTTAATGTCTAATAAAATAAATTACCACTCATATAGACTTGGGAATGATCATGGAGAAATTCGCTTCGGTCATATTCACGACGATGATGTCCTTGCCGGTTTTATGGTCAGGACGGGTGAAGATGGTGGAAGACATTATATCCAAATGGATAGTAGTGGAAGTTCTGAGAAGGGAAGAAAAGGCGGAACTATTTTTTCATCTCCAGGATCTCATGAAATAGTTTGCGGAAAAGATGTAAACAAAGAGATCCCAGCATTCATCACTGTTGCCGAGAATGGAGATATAGTACTTAATGCCGAAAAAGGCAGAATTAGAATAATTGCGGAAAATATTGATCTTATTGCCACTGGTAATGATGGGAAGAATGGGGTCATTACTCTTGACGGAAATGAAAAAGTAATTCTCAAAGCTCCAATTATTGATGTAAGGTCAACAACTTCCACTAAGATTTTTTCAGAGCAAACTGTAGATGTTATTGGTAAAGCCATATTAAATATATACGGAGGATTAATTGATTGTGCTGATGGTGCAACTAAAGTAAAGGGGTCTAAGGGAGGAATATGTTCAAATGAGCAGAGGTTTAAGAAATGAAATTACAAAAATCTGATTCTTACGACTTATTTTTGAGAGGTAAATTAATTGCCTCTAATGAGATTGATCTTCCACAAGAATGGGAATCTGTTGTTGATGTGAAGTCAATTACAGTTTGTATCACTCCTATTGGAGCAACTCAAAATATTATAGTTAAAAGAGCAGACTCTAAAAAGGTATATTTACAAAGTAGTGGAATCCCTATAGAATGTTATTATCATATTTACGCAGATAAAAAGAAAAAATGAAAGTACCTGATTTGTATATTGGAAAAAGATTATTTTGTGGATCAGGCAACCCTATAGCATTGGGTCTTGGACCAACGGAAGCAAGAGGTTCCTGTTACTTTGAAGGTCCAGTTATTATGGGCGATCCTGGTAGCTTTCCAATCGTAAATGCTACAGTGATGATTGGACCAAATATTAATAGTGAATCTAGTGTTCCAGTCATTCTTGGAGGGTTATGTACTCCATTACACAATCCGTATTCTCTTTGTGTCACTGGAGACGCGGCAATATTTGATAATTTGGATGTCCAATCAAACATCGCAGCGGGTTCAAACATTATAGCTCAAGGTGAAGTTATGTCCCGTTGTGGTGGACATATTCTTTCGGCCAAAAAGAACTTTGATATTCCGCATCCAACAAAAGAAGGATGGAGATTGAGGCACACCTGCCCAGAAGGACCTTCTAATGATGTTTATGTGAGAGGTAAAATTAAGGGATCTGATATAATAGAACTTCCGGAGTATTGGATTGGATTTGTTGATCCAGAAAGTATTACAGTATCTTTAACTGCAATTGGGTCTTATCAGAATGTGATTGTAGAAAAGATAGAAAATAATAAGGTGTATTTAAAATCAGAGACATCAATTAATTGCCATTATCATATTTTTGCTGAAAGGATTGATGGTGAAAAGTTAATTGCCGAATATGAGGGAGATACGCCAGCCGATTATCCTGGAAATAATCAAGAATATTCTGTTTCAGGTTTCCACTACGATATAAAGGAGTGATTAAATGTCTAACGAGTTTGAGCCAAAACGTATTGGTAATAAGAATTGTGGAGATGTTGGGATAAAGGGACCATTTTCCACAAAATTTGATTACATTTTAAAATCTTTAACTGGAGATGATGACTACCCAGAGGATGCGTGTACTCCTTGGGTTCATTATAATGTTAAAGTTGGGAATTTGAAGGCAGATCAGCTTGTTCAAGCAGCAGATGTCAAAACATCAGCTGTTTATTCATTAAACGCAAAATCTGCCATTTGGGACGCTAAGAAATCTTTTGATATACCACATCCTTCTAAATCGGATCACCGTCTTAGATATATTTGTCTTGAGGGGCCAACTGCCGATGTTTATATTAAAGGAAAATTGATAAATCAATCCTATATAGAGTTGCCTAATTATTGGAAAGATTTTGTCGATATGGAAAATATTGTCGTACATTTAACGCCAAATGGCCGTTGGCAAGAGTTATATGTTGACAAGATTGAGTGGGGGTCTAAAATTATTATTAAAAATAATTCTGGATCTCAAATCAATTGTGATTATATTGTATATGGAGAACGAATTGATACGACAAAAAATATTTCAGAATATAAGGGCTTGACACCTGATGATTATCCGGGCGATAATAGAGAATATAATATTAATGGGAAATAATGCACAGAGTACATGAAGCGTTTCCTCTGATTGTTTATCAGGGAATGGTAAATTGTCATGAAGATATTAAAAATAATATTAATGAACTTCGTGAGTATTGGTTTGATGGATATCGCAACGAAAGTCCGGAATATTCTGGTAGAATTTTTGCTCATCAAAAAGAATCTTGTAGGCCATTTTTTGATGAATTGCGAATGCATGTAGATAATTATTTTGAGTACTTGAATATAGACCATTCAAAGCTAGATTATCATATTATTAAATCGTGGGTAGGTTATCATGAAAATGACGATACCCCTTCAGTTAAACCTCACAATCATAATGCGTCAGATCTCAGTTTCGTTTTCTATGTAAAAACGGATGAAACATCTGATAAGTTTTGTGTTGCTCAAGAAAAAAATCCTAACGAATGTGTTGGTGATCTTTTTATGGAGGCATTTCAAAAAAATTTAATTACTGGATATAATCGTTATAATTGTAATGTTTACAGTATTTCTCCAATTGAAGGTAGTATTTTAATCTTTCCAAGTAAAATAGGGCACTTTACTCAAAAATTTACAGAGAGGAAAGGGGAAAGATTGGTAATTCCTGGAGACATTCGTGTTACTTTGAAACCGGAAAATCCAGATTATCACCAAGGTTCTACACATCCATCTCAATGGCTACAGCTTTAAAAAATAAGTATATATAAAAAATAAGCATAAAATAAAATGTCATTAGTAAGTAATTTGAATGAGGCTATAACCGAATTACAAAACAATAGTAATGATCTGTTACAATATAAAAATAGGGCAATAGAATTAGTTTCTTCTTACCGCGCCCCATCAAAATACTTTGATGATATTTGTTTAGATTTAGTGGATAACGCAAATACTATAAAAGAAAGTATTGTAAATGTTGGGGGAAATGTTGGATTGACTACGGAATGTTATACTAGTGACACTTCATATCTAACCTCAACGTATGGAAGTATGGTTACTGGAATTGGAGTTACTTATGGCTCATCTTTAGGAATATCTGGTATTGGTACAGAATTGGTGGCATATGGATCAATTAAATATGACATTTTAGAGGCTTACAATTATCCAAAAATAGAATCAATTAATGCTGACACTGAGAATCCTTTTATTGGTGAAGGCTACATTGGAATAACTGAGAGTAATTCTGGAATAGGTGCAGAAACACGTTACCTTGCCGGAGAAGGTTCTATAATAGGAACTGTACTTTCAATTTCAACAGTATCTCCCTGTACTGGAGAAGCAATTGCTAATAATATCACTTCACTGATAGTGCAATATAATAATTCCATATCTGGAATATCGTCTTATGTAAGTTTGGCAAGTGCTGTTAAAAAATATAAAACAGAGTATCAATTTCACGTTTGGTCATACTCAAGAAAAATAAAAGAAAACGATGAAGCGTCTATTGAAACAACTTCATTAGTTGATATTCTTTCAGACTCAAATTATGGTGGACCATATTAATCTATTATAAATATCTAAAAAATGACTTAAAATGGCATTTGTAGGATTAAATACAGGTTCTAGTCCAAATTCGGGAGATGGAGATAGTCTACTTCAAGGCGCTATTAAAATTAATAACGCATTTAATGAGCTTTATACCGCACTCGGAGACGGTTCTAATTTACAAATCACTACTGATAAAGTATTTGAAGGGACTAGTAATTTATATTTCACAAATGAAAGAGCTCAAGATTCTATTGGGCAAGCAATTAATAATGGAACAAAAACTGGCATATCAGTAACTTATGATGATGCCAATAATAAAATAAATTTTTCCAACTATACCATTACGACCACAGCAACTGGAAAAACTCTATCCAATTTGGAATATTGTACAGCCACTGTAGATAATATTTCACTAGTGCTTCCAGGATCTCCTTCTGTCGGAAGTAAAGTTATGATAGGAGTTGGTAAAGATTTTAATAATGT